TAAATCTAAATTAAATTATATAAATTCTAGACCTGAATTAAAAGCTCAATATGAAAAAATCTTAATATCAAATTCTGATGAGTTCGGTAATTTATTAGTAGATATGGATACTATACTAAATCAAGTAAACATACCTATAGGAGTATTAAACAGAATAAAAAATGCTGGAGATCAAGCAGGTAGGGTATCTTATTGGTCTAATGTTCCTTTAGTAGCAGGTTCTAACTTAGTTCAGTTTTCTAAGACATTTAATACTAGTTATAGAATAGGCCAAAAACTTTCTTCTACAGGGTTTAAAGTAAACCCATTAAGAGGAATTCGGTTTACTACTAAAGCAGGAAAAAGAACTGCTAAAGCTATGGCAGATAATGTTAGCAAATTTGAAAAAGTAGTTGGTTGGGGAATGGTAGGAAGTAAAGGATTTCTTACAGAATCTTTTGAAGAATTTAGTCAAGGAGTATTTGAAAAAGGATACAGTGATTATTTTTCTGCACCTTTTACAGATAGCTCTATAAAAAGAACTAAAGATTTTTTAACTACAATGACTAACTCTGCTAGAAATTATTATAATTCTGTAGAGGGTCAAGATAGTATTTGGTTAGGAGGTTTAGCAGGTATGTTTGGTATTCCTTTATATATTAGAACAAATACAGAAACAGGTAAGTTAGAAAGAGGTTGGCAATGGTATGGTGGTGCATATGAAGAAATAAAAGAAACTAAAGAAAGAATTGCACAAGATCGAGCCGCTGCAGAATATTATAATGCTAATTCAATAAATCCTATTGCTAAAAATAATTTTGAAAATTATATTAGAGAACAACAATTTCAAGAAGAAGCAAATACAGCTTTAGAAAAAGGAGATAGGTTTGAATATGAAAATGCTAGACATAAATCTACTTTTAGTTTAGTTAATAACAGAATTAAAAACGGAATAGAAGATACTTTATTTGAAGACTTAGACGTATTAAATGAAATGGATCTTAAAACTTTTAATGACAATTTTGCTTTTAAAGGGTATGAATATACTGAAGAAAGTAAAAGAGAGGCTATTAATGATAGTCGTCAGAGAATAGAAAGAGTCATAAAAGCTTCTAAAAAAGTAGATAATATTTTTGCAGATAAACAAGTTGCTGTAGATAGATTATTTAATAAAGAATTCAAAGAAGCACAGGATCCCGATAATTTATTAGAAGGAGTAAAAGACCAACTAAAGTTTTTATATTCTAGTGTTATAGATTATAAACAAAGAGAAGATTCTTTATCTAAAAAAGTTACTGAACTTACTAGTGGCCTTATCAATCCTAAACAATTTGATAAAATTCTTGCTAAGTATTCAGGTACTAAAGAAAAAGAAATAGACTTTGTAAATAATGCTCGTGAATTTTATAATGAAACTTTAGCAGAATTTAAACAAGAAAATCCTATAGATTATGCTACTAATGAAGTAGAGTTAAAAGAAATTCTAAAAGATTTAATAGATATTAAGCTTAAAAAGGCAAAAGCAGCCGAAGCTTATTCTACTTTATTTAAGAAGAAAGGCATGGTTAATTTCGCAAATATGTATCAGGATTTGAGAAATAAAAAAGCTGAAGAATTAAGTGAGCAAATAAAAGCAGAAAACGAAACTAAAGTCGAGACAGCTAAAGGACCTGCTGCTATAACAAAATCACAACTAGATACTAGTAACACAACTACAGGAAACCCAGTAGTAACTGCTAAAACAAATGAAGAAGTAGAGAAAATTATTCAAGATGTTGCAGAGCTTAGAAAAACTGGAGAAGACATTACTTCTGACTATGTAATAGATCAATTACAAAAATCACCTGCTTTTACTTTACAAGTATTAGATGCTTTAGGAACTGATGCTTTAGGAGCTACCACAATTGATGAGTTGGCAGAATTTATTTACAGTGGAGAATATTCTAAGTTAGAAGGGCAGTTAAAAAAAGTTTTTAATACTTTACTTAATCAGTACTCAGCAGTAAATCAATCCTCCTCACAAACTAGTAATACTAATGAGGAGCCTTCTCCAACTGTTGAACAAGCTCAAAGTTTAGCAAGTAAATATTCTTTAAAAGCAGCAGCAAGATCTGATGCTAGGATTTTTGACACCATGCCCGTTACTCCTGTTTCTATTATGATAAATAGTCAACATAAGCAGTTGGGTAAAAATTCCGTTACAGGTAAATATGAGCCAGTAAGAAAATCTGATGGAACTTTTGAAAACGGTAGATATGCAAATACTAAAGGAAATAAACAACCAGGCAAGCAGAATGTAGATATAGAATTACTCTTGTCTCCTGAATTTCTAAATAATGAAATGCTTCAAAAAGAAAATGTTCAAGTTACTTTTAGACCAAGTGAAACTAATGATTATGCTCAACAAGATCCTTATCAAAGAGTTATAGAAGTATTATATGAAGGTAAAGTAGTTGGCGAACTTCCTGGTTGGGAAAATGGTAGACCTCAACAATTAAAAAATCTTAGAGAAGCTCTTTCAAAACAATTTGCAGATGAATCAGTAGAAGGAGAAGTAGGTGGATTTTTAGGATATAAATCTACAATTGCACAAAAAGAATTTGTAAAAATACCAATAACAAAAGAACGTTGGGAAAATGAAGAATCTTTACAACAAAAAGAAGATTGGTTATTACAAGTATTATCTCCTGAACAATATGATGAGTTTGGATCTTATTATGAACTCAGTGAATCTAAATGGGAAGATTTACCTGATGAGGCAACTTCTAATATGGCTGAAACTGTTGAAAAAGTAATATCTCCAGAAACATTAACAAAAGAAATTTACGATGAATTTGTAGATTCAGGAATAGTTTCTGACACAGTTTTAAATAATATAATAGAAAAAATTAAAAAAGGAGAGCAGCTTAATGATATGGAGCAAGCTGTTTCTATGGAATATGGAGCAGAGATAGAAGAAAAACTTAAAGCAGATGCTAAAAAAGAAAGTTTACCTTCTACTATATCTAGTACTATTTATGAACTAGATCCTAATATAACAGAAGAAAAAATTAAATCTATTTACGATAACTATGTAAGCTTAATGAATAGAGCTCGTGAAGGAATGGCTGTAGATTTTGATACATTTAAAAGTTTATTAAATACTTATCAAGTATTTAATTTAGGAGATAGTTACATTTTTGGCCAATATGATACTACTACAGGAACGTTTATAACACGAATAAACAGTTCTCCAAACAGTAAAACATTATTAGCAGAAGTTATTCCGCAAATATCAGAAAGTGGTTTAGATGTAATATCTTTTGTACCAAAAGATTATGCAGATAAATTAAAAAGAAGCGGTTATACTATTTCTAAACAAGGCTTTAAATATAATTTTAAAGGAGAAGAAATGATTAAGTATGCGGCTGCATCTAATTCTGAAGTGTTTAATAAATTATTCAACCAACCTGCTGATAAAATTAAATCTAGAATTATAGAGGAGTTTAGTGAAGGTGTTCCTTTAAAATACAATGCTGTTAAAATTGATTCTAACGATATTGAAACCGCTTCAAAAGAAGCTGCTCCTATATTAGAAAAGTATTTAAGTAAGTTTGGTATTGCTGTAAAAGATATCAATGAAATAAAAGAAAAATTAAATATTGATGAAGCAGGTTTTGCAGACATTCTTTCTAAAATTGCATATGTAGAAGATAAAAAAGATCTGCCTCCTGTAGCAGGAGAATTTATTGCTTACATGATGCAATATAATCCTTTAGTAAAAAATATTATTAAAGAGCTTGCAGGAATAGAAAAAGATTCTGAATACAAAAAGTTAGATAAAGCTAAATATTTTAAAGTTGTAGGAGAGCTTATTGCAGATGACCTTCAAAATAAATTAGAAGGTAAGTATGACCAATCACTAATAGACAAGATTAAAGCATTGATTAAAAAGTTCTTAGAAACTTTAAAAGCAATACCAGTAGATCTTATTAATCAGAACATTAGTGCTATAACAAACAATGTACTTCAACAAAATGAAAAATTAATTACAGCTAGTTTATATAAACCTGGGGCATTTGGGCAACCAACTTCATTAGTGAGTATTGCAGAAGCATTAAAGCAAGATGAGTTTGGTAAAAGTATTATAGAAAACATGAGCCCAGATTTTATTCTTACAGGATCTACAGCTTTATCGGAACAAGGAACAGTGCTTCGTCCTGACGAAAACCCACTCCATGATATTGATTTTATAAGCCCGTTTAATAGAATTGAAACTCAAAAAAGATTTAGAGAAAAATACCCAAATGCGCAAAAAGTAAGATATATAGACGGGGATGGATACTCTACAGATACTTTTTTAATAGCGCCAGAAGGATACGAAGTAGCTAATTATGTAGATAAAACTTATAAAGCTACAGACGGAACTGAAAGAATAGTTATACAGTCTTATGATATAATAGATTCTAAAACTAAAAAGAAAAAAGGTAGTTATAAACTAGAAGCTCAAGAACAAAAAGATGGAGACGGTATTGTTAAACTTACTGATGACGGACAACCTATAACAAAAAATGTAGAAGTTTCTAAAGGAGTAGAAGGAAAAGTAATAGACTTTTTTAGTTACGAAAACTATTCAGAAAAAAATAAATTAGAACCTTTCTCTTATACAGACGAAGAAGGAAATGAAATTAGATTAGCAAATTGGAAAGATATTTTTAAAGCTAAATTAGATTTTGCTAGATATAAAGATATATGGGATTACAATAGATTTATTCCTACTGAAAATGTAGAAACAATATCTAAAGCTCAAGAAACTACTAGTCCAAAAACAGAAGTAGAACAAAGTGCTAGAGAAAAAGTAATAGATAAAAACTTTAAAAGTATTATAAAACAACTTACTGCTAATCCTACTATGCAAGGAAACGCATTTATAGGAAAAGAAAAATGTTAATTAAAATCCTTAAATTTGATAAAATTTAATCAATGGCTTGTGAATATTGGTATGACGGTAAATTCAGAACAGAAGAAGAATTTAAATCTATTTTAGAAAACGGATTATTAGATCAATTAATTCGTGATAAAACAGTTTCTTTAGCTGCATTTGAAATTGATCCTACTAAAATTAAAAATGGTGTTGCAAAAGAACCTGTCTCTTTAAGAGTTCTTAGAAAAATCGACAGTAATATCAATAATAAAGTTGATCCTGATTCGGGACAACATATATTTCAAAATCCTTTAAAAGCTATTGAAGACTTTAATAAGCAACAAAAAAATAAAAAGAAAGGTTTAAAGTTAAAGTTTGCTATTAAAGTAAAAGATAAGATTTATACTGGAGAAGGTAAAGAGAATTTAGCTTTAGCTCAAGAACTTAATGATACTGCAAAAAGAAAAGGTGGTCTAAACGTAGCAGATTCTTTACAAGAAGGAGCTGTATATATGTTAGTACCTTCCTCTTATGGTATGTACCCAATTAAACTTTTTACTAATAAAGTAGAAGACACTGAGTTAAAAGGTGATTTAAAAAAGATGCTCTTAGAATTAAAAAAAGGGGATCAAAAAATGGTAGACTCAGTAAATGATTTTTTCTTAAAAAATTTTTACAGGCTAACTGCAAAAGATAAGAAGTCTTCAGGTGTAGTATATGACAGTAAAAAAGATATTTTTTATATAACTAGATTTAGTCCAGAAGCAAAACAATTTGTTACTAAAGAATTTAAAACAGTAGATGATGCTTTTAATTTTTTAGGAAATTTATTATACAGAATAGACTATACTAAAATTAATAAAGGCGATTACAATATTAAAGTTGCAGAAAATAAAGCTGTAAAAACAGATGTTTTTGTAGAAGGAGGTAGTTTCTTTCATTCTCCTTCTTTAGTCATACAAGCCTATACAATGAGCGACGAAGACGTAAAGAACCAACAAAAGGTTCTTGAACTTTTTGTTCCTACTGAAAAACTTAATGCTTCAGAAGTTACTAGCCAAGAAGCTAATAAAAATAAAACAAATAAATCGGGAGAAACACAAGGTCCTTTATTTAATGCCCCAGTAACAAGTTTAAAAGAACTAGCAGAAAAAGAAAAAACTGAAGAAAGAAAAATTACATATACTCCTAAAGGAAAGACTCCACAAACTTATACTATAGATGCTACTGGAGACACTCCTAAAATTTTTAACAGTAAAGGAAAAGAAGTTTTTAAAAAAGACTCAGGAGATCGTAGAGCTATCTTTGCTAAGTTAGCTGTTGAGGAAGGAAGAGGTTCTGTAATAAATTATCAAGGAAATAAATATATAGTTTCTGATAAAAATAAAGATATATTTTCAGTAACTACTAAAAAAATAATGAAGTGGGGTCCTGAAAACGGAAATAGAAAAGCTATTCTAGATCTTTATGAAAAGAAAAAACAAACACCTGTAGAAACAAAGTCTGAGCAAAAATTACCCCCAGGGCTAGAACAAATTGCTAAAGAGCAGCCTGATGTAACACAAGATTTAGCTAGCATTATTCCAGGAGCTGTTTCAGAAACTCCTATTACTTATGAAGATTCTAGTACTGATTGGGATCAGTTTAATGATTTAGCAGGAGGCGAAGAAGATTTTAATAGAAGTACGCCCAATGACGGTAAAAAGAGAGCTAAAGATTTAGATAAAAAAATTCAAGCTTTTGGTTGGACTAAACAACAAGAAATTGATTGGCTTATAGATATGTTAGGAGATGCTTTCTTAAAAGGAACACAAGGAAAGCAAAGAGCTATTAAGATGTTTGATAGTTTTGATAAATTAAAAAAATATTTACCTCAAGAATCTTACGAACAGCTACTAGAAGCTAGAAAAAATGGAGAAGAACTTTATGGGTTATTTACTAATGCAGCTGTATTAATATCTCAAAACGCTCCTGCAGGAGTAATATTTCACGAAGCTTTCCATGTAGTATTTAATCTTGTACTTCCTTTAGATAAAAGAATAGATTTAATCTATGAAGCTTTTGAAAAATATAAAGATGAGTTACCTAATATAGATACAGGTAAAAAAGATGCTGACGGTAATCCTATTATGAGGCTACCTACTTTTTTAGAAGTAGAAGAACTTCTTGCAGATAAATTCATGGACTATACTATTTCTTTAGAAAAAAGTAAAACAGGTATAGAAGGATTAGACAAGACCTTTAAAGGAATGAATAGAATGATAAAAACTTTCTTTTCTCCTGACGGTGTTTCTATAGACGGTATTTTTATGGACATAAACTTAGGAAGATATGTAAACCAAGTACAGTTTAAAGATACGGTTCTTTCTAGATCTATTCGACAAAAAAGTGATGCTTCTGAAGAAGCTACTAATCCGCAAAAAAAATACTTAGACCCTCTTGCTGAAAAAGATGCTTTAGAGTATACAACAGTTTTGTTTGATGAAGCAATAGAAATAGCTAATAAAAAATTAGATCCAGAAGGTACACGTAATTTAAGCAATACAGAAATTATTAGAGAATTTGGTTTTGATGGAATCTTAGCGCTTATAGTTACTAGAGGTACTAACGAATATTTAAAGAATAAAAATTTACCTGCTGACAAGCAAAAAGTTAATCCTGAAAATCAAAAATTATTTTTAGATGTCTTGACCAACAATCAACAATCTTTAGATCTAGATTTTTATAAAGAAAAAAAAATATTACGTTTTAAATCTGTAAATGATTTTGTAAGAAGATTTGGTATATACCTACAAAGAAAAGGCATTTATATAAAATTAGATGGAAGTAATGAAGTAACTAATACTATAGATAGTACTGATTACTCCGAGATAGATTCTTTATCAGAATTAGAATCAGGAGAAGAGACTAGTGATAGTGTAGCTATGAGAGCTAATGTAGAGATTGATCCTAGAGAATCTATGAGTGAAAAGCTTAAAAATCTTTTTGCTACTTTTCCTAGATATAAATCTGCTAGAAAAAATTCAGCTACAATAATAAATAGATTTGGGGTAACTGCTAAAGAAGACCCAGGTAAAATATTTAATTTTTTAATTAAGAAAATATCTGATAGTTATAGACTAAAAGATATGGAAGAAAAAATTGCAAAAATAGATAAGCCGTGGGTAAGGCTTTTACAAGAAGCAGTAGAAAATGATCCTAACATTAAAACATTATTATGGGCAAATATAGGCTCTAAAAATTATGCTACTTATGTAGCTATGCGAGAAGATAACGGTAACTATAATAACTTTACTTCTAACAGAAAAAAAGTAAATGATATTATTAAAGAAGATTTAATTTCTAATTTCTTAGTTACTGATAATCCTGCTTTTTTAAAAGAAAATAATAAAGTTGATTTTGATAAATTAAATATTGAATATATTACTTCTCAAAATGCAGACTTTAAAAATATGATGATTTATTTTAGGAGCGCAGATCAATCTACAAATACAGTCGCTTTAAAAAATGATGAATCTTTTTGGAAAGATATCGCACTAAGAGAAGAATTTTTTGAAGATGTGGTAAAGCCTTTAAATAATATAGGTATAAAAATTACTACAGATGAATTGTTAAGTCTTCTAGATATAAACGAAAGTGGTGAAGCTCTTCAAAACAAGGCTAAACAAATAGATGATATATTAACTACATTTGGAGCAGTTCTTGATGTATTAGAAACAGGTGAAAATATATTTACTACTTCTATACCTACAGCAGAAAGATCAAGAGATAGTAGAAAAGATGCAAGAACTTTATTAGAATCTTTAGCACAAGTATTAGAACCTATTTTAACTCGTGAAGTTGTTTCTTCTTTTGTTGGTATTGGAGGAAAGGCAAAATACAATTTAATTAATTCTGCACATTTAAATAAAGAAATAGATAAGCTTACTAATCCTGAAAGGTTTGAAGAGTATTTAGAAGAAATAGCAGAAGATCCTTTTATGTCTCAGCTACCTATAATAAAAGATCTTCAAGATGATTCTTTAGGTTTACAAAGAGTATTGCGAGACGGTAATAGTAAAACAAGAAATAAAGGTTCATTTATTTTTGATGGGTTTACTAGAAAAGGTAAATCAAGAAGTGTCGATTATTCTAGTATGTCTGATATAGAATTAGCAGCTACAGATATGGCATTTTTTAATAGAGATGGGGCTAAAGACGCTGCTAGTTTTAGACTATCTATGCCTTCTGATTCACCCACTGTTTTTTATATTGACGGGATTAAACTTTCTAAAGAAGAGATTCTCGATAAAATATTACAAACCGCTAAAGCAGAAGCAGCTAGAATAGGTTTAGTAAATAATTTATCAGAAGATTCTAAACTTACTTTTGTAAAAAATTATTTTAATAAGGGAAGAGAGTTTCAAGTTTTAACTTTTTTAAATAGTACTTTTGAAGATTCTAACGGTAATACTGTAGATCTTAAAAAAGCTTTTAATGAAGAAGCTGCTAAAGAAAGAATTGAAGAATTTTTTAATAGTGATATTACTACAAATGAATTTTTTAAATCACAGATAAAAAAGTTTATTCGTAAGGGAATTATTAAAAATGTTAATTCGGAAACAGGGGTAATAGAATTTTCAGAAGGAATTATTGATTCAGAGATTAAAGATAAAACAGCTTTCTTTAAAGACTATTTATTAAATCATTTTTATTATAATACTCAATTTAATTCTATTTTTAACAGAGATGCTGCTTTTTATAAAGACGCTACTGATCAACAAAAAAGAGGTAAGCAGCAAGTTAGTCCTGGAATATACCCTGCTATAGAAGGAACATATCGTGCGATGATTATTAAAGATGGTATTGCTTCTACTAGAAATACTCTTATTAATTACTTCTTTACAAAGATAGATGAGTCTGATACTATGACAGATTCTGAAAAAGAAGCTCTTAAAATTGTTTGGACAGCAAGAAGTCAAGAAGCTTTAGAAAAAGATCCTTCAAAATATAAAGGAAATAATATTTCTGATGGTGCTACACTTGTAAGTATAGAACATAGAAGAAAATTTTTAGATGGTTTAGGAAGACTGGGAGAAGCAGAAAAAAGAGCATTAGATAATATAGAAAAAGGTATAGAAAGTATAGAAGATTTAATGCTTATTAATTCTCCTACAAAACCAGAAAAACCTTTTGATGTAAGTAGTTATATATTAGAAGGAGTAGAAATTCCTTTTCAAGCTAAAAATGCAGAAGTAGTTTTAACTCCTTCTTTAGCACTTAAAAAAGATTCTTCAGGACAATATATAAATCCAAAATTAGCAGCTGCTTATATGGATATGAATGGTCCTACTAAAAAATACGATGTTCTTTATTTTGATTCTGCTATTAAAGTAGGAGCATTAGGAGTAGCTATAAATGAAAAAGGTAATGTAGAATTTGCAGATTATATTTACGACAGTGAAACTAATACATATAAACTTTCTCATGATAGTATCATAAACACTCCTTCAGGATTTTTAGAATTAAATTGGGCGGACCTTAGACTACAGCAAGAAACACCAGAACATTATTCTGACGATAGATCTAATTTTGGTACACAATTGCGGAACCTTGTACTTTCTGATATTAAATTAGAAGAAGATTATGACGTTGGTGATACTATTATGACTGGTAGTGAAATAGTCCAAATGTATCAAGAATTAGTAGTACAAAACCTAAAAGAATCTTTTGAAGAAGTACGTAGAGATTTTGAAGATAAAGACGGAAATATTAATTATGATTTTTTAGTTAAAAAACTAAAAGAAGAAATTATTAATAGAGAAATGGGTAATGAGTATTTAGAAGCTCTAGCGCCTGTACAAGAAGTTTTAGGAAATAATGGAAGTAAAACTGCTTTGCCTTTATACCATCCATTAATTTCTTATAAGATGGAATCTCTTATGAATTCTTTCTTTAAAAATAGGATTACAAAACAAAAAATTAAAGGAGGCCAGTTAGTAAATGCTCCTTCTTGGGGATTCTCAGAACAGTTAGAAATTATAGAAGACCCAGACACAGGAGGTATTATTTTTGAAGCACTTATTCCTTGGACATCTAGAAAATTATTCCCTACGAATAAGGATGGAGAAATAGATATAGATGCTATAAGAGAACATGCTCCTGAACTTTTAGATATTGTAGCAAACAGAATTCCGACGGAAGATAAATATTCCATGTTCTCTATTAGAGTAAAAGGCTTTACTCCTCAATCTATGGGAGGAGTTATTATAATGCCGCCAGAAGCACTTACTATATCAGGGTTTGACTTTGATATTGATAAGTTATTTTTTATGGCCAGAGAGTTTAATATTGATCAAAAAGGTAATCCTAAAGTGATCAAGTTTTATGATACAGAAATTAAAGAAGACATAAATGAAGTAGCTAAAAATATATTTTCTAGTTTCAGAGATTTTAAAAGATTTTTATACAAAACTAATTTTGCAGAAGAATATATAGAAGGTCTTTTAGAACTTAAAAGACAAGGTATAGATGTTATAAATGATGCTAGACAAGGTAAAGAAGATACTTTTAATTCTAAAGAGCATAAACAAATTATGCTAAAAATAGGAAAATTAAAGCTTGCTAGAAAAAATTCAGATAACCAAGGAGCAATAGATAAGTATACAGAAGATATTGATGAGTTATACGCAACTATGGAAGAAAACTATGCTCCTTTTAATGAAGAAATTGCTTTAGTAGATAAAACTAATTTAGCAGTTATTGATGAAATAGCTCAAAAAATTGAAGAAGGAATAGAAAACGGAACTTTTAATGTTGTAGATTTTAATGGTAAAAGAGCTAGAAATAATCAATTAATAACCCTTATAGAAAGCATACTAAGAAGTAGGCATACTGTTGATTCTATAGTGCAAGTTGCAGATACTGCTCCTTTAATAGATAAAGGAAATCAAATAGTATTGTTTAAAGCAGGTTTGAAAAAAGAAGCTAGAACTCTTAAAGGAGAAGCTCTTAAAGCTAGGGCAGAACAAATTAAATCAGAAGACCAAAATATAAATTATCCATCTACTCAATTAGATTTCTTTAGAGCTAACATGGATGGTAAAAAACTTATTGGCCCTTTTGCAAACCATAACACGCATCACGCAAAAGCACAGTATACTAATTTAAGATTACGCGAACCTATTTTTATTAATGGAAAATTTTATCAACGTCTTAATTTACCAGAAGTAGACGGAGTTAGGATCTCTAGAACTTTAGCAACTAACTTAGCAGCTATTGTGGATAACACAAAACAACCTGTAGCAAATCCTTTAAACATGAACGGATTTACTATTGATGTGATTGCTTTTCAAAACAGATTGGGAGTGCCTCAAGACTTTACATATGCTCTTTTGAATCAACCTGCTATGATTGAGCTTACTCAAAAATATTTTAATGAGCAAGGATCTTTAAGTGAGGAAAAGCAAATTAATGAGTTTAAAAAAGAATTAAGAGATAAACTTGTAGAAAAATTAAAAGAAGAAGGTATTAAAGACGGAGATGCTGTTTTAAAAAAATTAGAAGATATAGTTTTAACTACCCAAGTATTGGAAGATAACATATATCCTGGTGATTCTTTAGAACATCTTTATATACAAATGCAGGCAATACAATTTTTTACAGCTCAAAAAGAAATTGCTTTAGAACTTTCTAGAGGAGTGCAAGCAGGTAAAGTAGATACTCAAGGAGTAGGACCTAGTTCTGCTAACAACTTTGTTTTGTTAGAAAAACAAAAGTTAATCAACGACGCAGAAATAGAAGAAACTTCTATGATTGAAGGACTTGATCAAATCTTTATGCCTAGATTATCTGGACAAATAATGATTCCTGCATTTAATGAATATGGCATTAGGCTTCCTTCTAACATAATGAATAAAATATTCCCTGCTTACGGTACAGTAGAAACTATGGAAGAAGGGAATAATGATACTGTATACTCTGCTTTAGGCCATATTAAAAGAAAGATGGGGGCTAATAAAAGATCAGGAGTTCTTACAGAAAAAGAAACCAGCATGGTAGATATGCAATTTATGAATTTTGTATCAAGTGCTTTTCCTTTCTTTAAGTATTCAGAAAATAAAGATATGATTCTTAATTTTCCTAATGAATTTAGAGATTTTAAAAACTCTTTGCCAGAAGATTCTCCATTAAAATTACTATTCGATCAAATATATATAGTACAACCCGATGGGTATTCTTTAATACCTAGGTTAGAATATTATAATACAGGTAAAAATTCTATAGACCATTATTTTGTAAGACAAACTTGGGAAAGGATGTTATTAGATTCTAATCCTAAAATAAAAGATTTTGCTCTTAAAATGATTAAGTATACTTATTTTGCTAATGGATTAGGATACGGAGCTAAATCGTTTAGTAATTTGATCCCTGTTAAATTTTATACAGATGATTATCAATTAAAAAATAACATAGTAGATAGTCAAGGAAATACTTTTAATCAGTTTTTACAACAGTCACTTTATTCTAATAAGTTTGAAAAAGGAATTAGTTTATTTGCTAAAAGATTTTATGATCAGTTTTATAGAAATTTTGCAAACTCTCAAGGTTTTGTTAAAAGTGTTAGGATTAAAAAACAAGTTATTACTGAAAATCAACTTGCAAATTTAAGTCCTTTAGAAAGAACTAGATTAGAAACACTTACTGCAGCTAACAGTAAAGAAGGAGCAGTAAAAACAAGTAACGGAAATTTAGTACTTAACAGAAGAAAACATGGAGATTTACTTACTAGATATAATGATGGTTTTCCTGTAGAATATATTAAAGTATTTAGGCCTTCTAGATATTCTGATTTTGGAAATAAAATACCTGATGCTTATAGAGTAGATATATATAAGTTAGATAAAAATTCTATATCTCAAGGAATACAAAATCCAAATGCTTATGAAGGAAGAGAAGGATTAGATACTTGGACATATACTCCAGTAAGTAACTTAGGATTAGATAATATTTCATTAGAATTTAATTTTGCAGAAGATATAGAAAATACTGCTTTAGCTCTTGCTCCTGATATTAGAAAACAATCTGCTATAGATACTATTAAAAATGGACAAATGACTGCAGAAGAAGCGCAAGCTTTAATGGAAATGGAAGCTATGAATACTACAGTTCCTATTCAAAGTTTAAGTTCTCTGACAAATAGTACAGAGCAAAAAATAGAAAAAAGCTATGAAAAAGGATTAAAAGCTTTGCAATCTGTTAATAAAAACAAAGATAATATTGAGCTTAGTGCTGACGAAGAATTTTATGTACACAAAACTAAAAAAGATGAAAACGGCAAGCCCATACAATATGAAAGAGTAACTAGCTTTATTACTGGTGGAAAGAAAATACCAGATACTCCTTTAATTAATTCAGCTACTACTATAGGAACTAAAGTAGATGAATTTATTAGAGACTTTTTTGAAATGGATTATTTTTTGTTTGATTTTATTGACGAATACGTAGAAAAATATGATTTTGCTCCTAAAGAAGATTTAATAAATCTTATTAATAAACTTAATAGCATAAAAGAAGTAATGGACAAAAGAGGAGAAGAAGTTTTTGCTAACGATATGTTGCTTGCAGTAGAAAATTTCCAAGGTACAGGTAGAAACGTAGCAGGAACTGTTGATCTTATTAGTGTAGACAAAAAAGGAGTTATTAGAATATATGATGTTAAAACTATGAGAGGCAATCAATTTACTAATACTCATAGTTCAGGAATAAATAAAGGTAAATCTAAATATTATCATAGATATTCAGAAACAGAGCTTTCTAATGCAGAAAAACATCAGAGACAACTTTCTATGTATGCTTTATTGTTAGAAGAATCTGAAGGAGTAGTTACTGATAATATAGGAGTAATTCCTTTTGAAATTGCTTACGAACCAGGAGATACTACTACTAGTACAATAGTACCTCTTTCAGGAGTTCCTTTTAATAAATTGGAGTTAGAAGAAATAATAACTGAAGAAGTAACAAAGAATCCATTAGCAGGATTAGCAGGTATTGATTCAGCAACTACTGATAATGTTGCTAAAATGGCCGCTACTCCTTATAGCAGATTTTTAGAAGCTTTTAATACTTTGAGCGAATCAAAAAGAAAAGCTAACTTTATTACAGAAGACGAGTTTAATAAGCTTAATTCTGAAGAACAAAAAGAAGCTTTACTACAAATAAAAAAATGTTAATATGCATTGTATAAATATAAACCATCCTGATTATAAATTTCTTTTAGAGAACTCTGGGCAATCTCCAGTTGCTTTAAAAGCAAAAATATCTATATGGATGAATAAATATGGTACAGATAATTTTCCTACACTATCTCAGTTAAATTTAGGAACAGATTTAATGTATCAAACTCCTAATGGAAGAGCTTTTGCAGAACAAGCAAAAAGAATATTTTTTGATGATGTATATGGCAAAGATCCAAAAACACTTAATGTTGAAATCATTAATAAAAAGCTTCAACAAATTTCTAGTAGAATAGGAGATGTTCCTTGGAATCTTAGAATGAGTAGAAAAGGTAATTATTATATTGCAGGTTATAAGAATATGCCTGTAACAATGGATGATTATTTTTCTCCATATGCACAAGGATTTTTTAGACAGCTACGATCTCAATCTACTGAAGGAAAAATAGAAAAGCTTGACAAAAAATTATTAAGTTGGGCTCGTAAACATGGTATTTCTGTAGAAGCAATGAAATCTGTTATGGAAAAGTTTCCTAATAGATATGAAAAATCTGCTTTAGGTGTAGCCGATTTTGCTAAAAATTTAATAGCAATTGCAGATGGGGCTAAGATAGATACTATGGCAGAAGAAGTAGCGCATTTTGCTGTAGAAATGTTGGTAGAACAAAAAAATTCTAACATACTTAATGCTATTAATAAAGTATCAGAAACAAATACTTATTCTGAAGTTCAAAGAGAATATAAAGGAATATATAAAAAAGAAATTGATTTTAGAAAAGAAGCTCTTGGTAAATTAATTGCGGCAGAAATAGTTACTCAGTTTCAGTTAACAGAAAAAATGGCAAGTAGATCTGGTTTATGGCAAGGTATTAAAAAAGCTATAACAGATTTCTTTAATTTTATAGGCAGTAAACTTCGTAAAAAAACAGCTGCAAGAATAGAACTTAATTCTGCTATAGTTCCTTTAGCAAAATCAATTTTAGCAGAAGAGTCTTTAGGAAAACTTGGGGCTAATAAATTTACTAAAAAAGATATTAAATATCAAAAAGAAGAAACGTCTAAAAAAAATAACATACCCGATAGTTCTATAAGTGCTAAAGAAAAATTCTTAACAGATGCTGTTAAAAATTTAGAAAGTAGGATAGACGCATTACAAACTTCTAATAAAGGAGATCTTGTAAATAAACTAAAAAGAGAAATAAAAAGTCTTACTGAGCAAATTGAAAAACAGCAATTAGATTTAGGTATTGCTTCTTTTGTTTCGCTTGCAGAAAAAGAAATAGATGCATTATTAGAGACTATGAATAATAGTATAGATAATGGTACTCCTATTAGCGAAAATAACATGGAACTTATTAGAGGATTTAATGAGATGTATAACGGCCTTTTTACAGGAATTACTGCTGATTTTATTAATGCAGGATTATCTAAAGAAGAGCGAGAAGAATTGTCTACTAATTTTGATAATGTAGGAAGTAAATTAAATAGATCTATTAGTTTAGCTTTTAAAATTACTGATGACCAATCAATTAATACTGCTGAAGCGGGCAACACAGATGCTTACGGAAATAAAATAGACCCAAACCAAGACAGCGAAGAACTTGTTAAAACTGCTAATTACGACAGAGTAAATGTTTGGAGATTTAATGCAGGTAATTTTAAATATGCAGATTCAGTTGCTATCACTACTGCTTTAAAATTAATTAACGATCAAGTAGGTAAAGTCAAAAGATTTGCTGTAAGACTAGCTAACAATATACTTAAAAGTCAAGAATCTTTTATGCTTAAATATAAGCAAGAAGACTTAGTAGAAAAAGATTCAAATGGAAAACTAACCCATAACTTTATTAGAAAATATAATATGACAGAATATTATGGAAAACTTAATGAAGTTAAAAAAGAAATTGCAGAAGAATTAGGCTATGAAAATGAAAAAGGAGAAATTTCTTACGCAGCTATTCCTTTTGATCAATTGTCTTCAGAAGAAAGAAAGTATAAAAAAGAAAGATTAGCAAGATTTTTTAAAGAAAATAGTAAGATAACATATGAGCAAGAAGAATCAGGAAATGTTATAGAAGTAAGAGTTCCAAATGACACATATCTTAATAAAGATTTTGAAAGATTAATGGCAGATCCTGTGTTTAAAAATCATTATGATTTAATTATTAAAACAAAACTAGAAGCGCTTCAATTATTGCCTACAAAATATAGAACTGAGAGGAATTTATATTTGCTTCCTGGTGTTATGAAAAGTTTTTTAGATACTTTATCTAATAGAGATATCAGTGTTATGAAAAGATTAGGACAGCTTACTGAAAAAGCTTTCTTTGTAGATGCAGATGACACACAATTTGGTCAATTAAATTTACTTAATAATAAAATGGTTCCTATCCATTTTACAGGTAAGATAGACGATTTAAGTACTCTTTCCTATGATATAGGAAGAACAATAGTATTGTTTGCAGAAATGGCAAAAAACTTTCAAGAGATGAGTAGTATTGCAGGAAAAATGCAAGGATTACAGTCTACTTTAGGAAGAAGAGAGTATATAGATAAAGGAGTTAAGAAAACTTCTACAGAAACAAGAGAGTATAAAGCTTTAGAACATTTAATAGACACTAATCTTTTTGGAATAGAAAGAGATGCTATAGGTGTAGAAATTACTACAGATAGTAAAATAGGTAAAGCTATTCCTAGTTTAGTAGGAAAAGAGTTTTCTTGGACTAAATTTTCTCAAGCAATTGCAGGCTGGATTAGAAATAACAACCTTGCTTTTAATTTTGTATCATCTACTGCAGGTTGGTTTAAAGGATCTATAGATAAATTTATAGAAGAGCATACAGGATTATATACAAATCATGATAGCGCTCTTTATGCTAAAAAAGAATTTTTAGAAAATATAGGACAAATATTATCACAAACAGGAAAAATAAAACAAACTAATAAGTTACATCTAATATTACAAGAGAATGAAGTAGCAAAATTAGATGTTATGTTATATGAAACTGGTAAAAGCAGAGCTGCTAGAAAGCTTCTTACAAAAGATATAGCATATACTACTTTTTCTGTAGCAGATTACGGCATTAAAGGAAGAACGGCAATAGGCATATATGATAACCATAGATTATACAAAGGCCAATATTTAACTAGAGCTCAGTATTTAGCAAAAACTGCTTCTGAACAAAATGTAAAAAATGATGGTGTTCATGAAAAAAATATGAAAGAAGATTGGAAAAATCTTAGAGAAAAAAGTTTATACAATTCATATGAAGTAGTTGATGGCATTTTACAAGTTAAAAAAGAGTTTCAGCCTTATGTAACAGAAGCACTATTAAATTCTGTTAGAGGAAAAATTCAACATGTTGCTAGTACTCTTGACGGTGTGTTAGGAAATATTGATAAAGGAGCATTATCTAGACAAATATTAGGAGATTTTTTATTAATGCATAGAGGTTGGGTAGTTCAATTAATAGATACAAGATTTAGAAAACAAAGTTATAATAAACTATCTGGAGAAGAAGAATTAGGAAATTATAGAGCATCTTTAGGATATTTAAAAGATATTTTTGTAAACGATCAAGGTTTTGGATTTGCTCCATTCGCTGCTTACAGTAAATTAAATTCTGTAAGAAAAAGAGGAGTTATAAAAAGCGTAATGGATCTTGGTTTTCTAGTCGTGGCTTCTATAATGGCAGCCGCTGTAAACTTAAAAGCAGATGAAGAACCAGATGACTGGATGATGCAGCTTATGGCATATCAAATGAATAGAATTCTTTTAGAGCAAAATGCTGCTTGGTCAATAGGAGAATTTGTAGAAATGGTTGATGAACCAATAGCAGGATCTAGACATTTTAAAGAATGGGCAGACATTTGGGGATATTTTAGTAATGAGGAGATTGAAAGAGGAATGTATAAAGGTAAGTCTAAATGGCAAAAAAAATGGATGAAATTTACTCCTATTAAAAACTTATATGAATTACAATATCCTGATGAAAAAAATAAGTTTATTAAAACAGTTGTTAAGTCTGCATTATATGAAAATTTATCAGATGATGATAAAATGGGGTTAACAGATATATTCTTTAATTGGTTGTTGCCTTATAATGATGCTAATTATTGGGAAAATCTTAGTCAAGATGAACGGGATGATATTTTATCAGATTTAATAGACGAAGCTGCTCAAGAACAAAATGGCGAATATAATAGATTTAATGGGTAAAAACGCCAAATTTTTTTTAATAGCTTTTAATTCGTATCTTACACAGCGAGAGTTAAAAAATCAATATGAAACTTATAGAACACGCTAATAATATCCACGAATTAAAACTTGAGGGTAACAAAGCACGCATTGCAATGTTTTCAGATATTCATTGGGATAATCCTAAATGTGATTGGAAACTATTAAAAAAAGATTTAGATTACTGTGTAAAAGAATCTATTCCTATTCACATTAACGGAGATATGTTTTGTCTTATGCAAGGCCGTGGTGATAACAGAAAAAATAAATCTGATATACGCCCAGAACATAACAATTCTAAATACTTAGACAGTATTGTAGAAACAGCAGTAGATTGGTGGTCACCCTATTCTCATTTACTTACAGTTATAGGCTACGGAAACCATGAAACAGCTATTATCAAATTTCAAGAAACAGATATACTAGCTAGATTTGTAAAACTTCTTAATCTAAAAAACCACACTAACGTAATGACTGGTGGATATGGTGGTTGGTTTGTAGTAAATCAAATAGTAAGAGCTAAAAAGAATTCAAGAGATTGTACAAGATCTATTAAAATAAAATATTTTCACGGATCAGGTGGAGGTGGTGTAGTAACAAAAGGAGCTCTTAACCTCACTAGAGCATTAGAAATGTATGAAGACTTTGATGTATTTACTATGGGTCATATACATGAAAACGCTGCTAGAAATGATGTAAGAGATGTTTGCACACAAGGTGGCAGTGCATATAGACATGTACAAAAACAACTCCATATGATGATTACAGGAACGTACAAAGAAGAATATGGATCAGGCAGTAAAGGGTGGCACGTAGAACGTGGCGCACCCGTTAAACCAACAGGAGGTCGTATTTTAACTATACAATACAAACGTAGTTGTACTAAAGAAAAAGGAGATTTTCATTTATGTCAAGTAGATTCTTGTAAATTTCCTTTATAAAGAATTTCTATACTTTAATCCATTTTGTAGTACTCGCAATGCTTGTATTTGCAACATAATTTCTTTTTTATTTGTTTGATTTTCGAATAAAGATTTTAAACGAATTATTTCTGCCTCTACATCTTTAAGGCCTTCTTTGCTTTTTCTATTAATTAATTTTTCTAAAGCAAAATTACGAGCATGGTGCTCTCCTTTTATTACTAAATCAATGTTTGTGTCGGGTACGTTTCTGTCTTCTGCCATAGTTTGTTTTTAAAAGATGTATCTAATTTTGTTCCACGGTATTATTTCGTCGTGGAGTGCAATAAATTGCTGAATGAATTTCTTCTTTAAAGATAGTTTATATCTTACATTTTCACCACCATATTGCGATATTTTATTTTCTTGAATTTCAGGCATCCATAATACCTTTTCTGCTTCTGAATGATCTTTAAGATTAGCTATATGTTTTTTATAGTTATGGGTCAAAAAGATAACTTCTGCGAGCACTTCGTCTTTGTAGTCGACATAATCATTAACCATCTCAAATAACTCTCTGTAATCAGCTCGCCATCCTTTGTATACTATAACAGGACTAAAGTTTATGTGCACATCATAACCTGCGTCAATGAATGCATCTATAGCTTTAATTCTGTCAATAATTTTAGAAGTACCTGGCTCATGTATATCAGATAATTTTTGAGGCATTAAGCTGTATCTGATTCTAATTTTCTTTTTAGAGTCATAATCTATAAGATTAGGATTTACATACTTTGTAGCAAATGAACCCATTGCTATCGGATGATTTTTAAAGAAATCAAATATCTTACGCCAGTCATAGAATCTAGCATGTAATGCAAAATCTTCATTGCAGCTAATATCATAAGTAGTCAATACAGGGTGTGTTTGGTTAGGTTTGTCAACAGGAGTAAAGTAAACGTGATTGTTTATAGCTGTAAGAATGTCTCCTATATTCTCTGCTACATCTAAACCTTTAGGTTTGTGTCGTTTCATATAACAGTAACTACAGTTATATAAACAGCCGTAGCCAAAGCTAGGACTAATAAAATCTGTGGATCTGCCAGAAGGGCGGATCAACATAGACTTTCTTTTAATTTTTTTAAGAACTTTTGCCATTTTTTGTAAATAAAAAGGGCCCGCGTTAACGAGCCCTCAGATTAATATAATCTAAACTGCACCCAATCAAGGGGACTATCCAAAGAAGTCCCCTGTTGGTGTTAATTTTGAATTTGTTGTATAATTAGAAATTACTTCATTTGTTAATATTTCTGTTGTATTGTTTATAATAGGCCATACTTCTTGATCATATAAATGAGCAGGTGACCCAGGATTACTAAGACGGTCTTCCCAACTTTCTTTAAGAACAATTGCCTTATTTAATATAAGAGGCAGTGTGTAAGATTTCCCTGAAAAGTAATGGTTAGCAAGAATAAGCTTTTTACCATTAGCAGTAACTTCAGAGTATTTACCGTTTATAATTAAATTAAAGTCGTTATTATAGTCTGTAGGAATACTAAATATAAATACAGTGCATTCTTTAATATCATAGTCATCTACAAAATTAGGAAATGCTTGTACAGTTGTATAAAATTTATCAAAATCTGTATCTCTATATCCGCGAGCTAGTACATAAATATAATTTTCTTCTTCGTATTTACTGATTGTATCATTTTTTAGATAAGCATTAAGGAATCTAGACTTATGTTTAAGTCGACCCCAGCTATCTTGTATATGACAATCAAACAAAGACTTTGGTACGTTTAGTAGCGGAAACAAAAATGTTGCAGTTTTTGTAAATTTCATCTATAGTCGTATTGTAGTTTTACCTTTAGTATCGTATTCCATTGGATAATCCCAAGCATCATATTCAGTAGCATATTTAAAGCGTTTGATTGCTTGGTAAAAACCTTCTAGGTTTTCTTTAATTTTAGGAACTTTATCTACATTACCGTATAAACCTGTATTAATAACTTCTTTACTTATTTCAAACACCATAGGAGGGTTTTTCAAGAAAGTCTCCACTACAATATACAACATAGGTTTAAAACTATATCCTTCGTGATAATAACTTTTAAGTCTATCATCATAAGATTTATCTCTAGTCAAACCTAAACTATATACAGCTGCCTGAAAGTCGTATCTAAAATGCCAGAAACTATTTTCAAAGTTAAGAACAGATTTACTAGTAGTTTTGAAGTCAATCGGAGTTATAGTTTTTTCTTCATGATTAACTATAATTCTATCTAACTCGCCTTTAAACTCTAAATGTTCATATTCAAACACAACTACGTGTTTATCTATGATTTCTATATTAGGGTCGTCAGATTTCTTTTGACAATATTTACTAGTATGCTTATCAGATCTAAGAGCCATAACACAGTTAACTGCTTTAGCATATTCAGACTCTGTAATTATAGTCTTGGTCCCACATTTTTTAAGAATATCAAAATACTTAGAACCTTGTTCTATAATTTTATTAACTCTTGTTTCATCTTTCCATCTAGGTTGGTAGAGCTCATAATTACAATGATTTAGTATTTCTTCTGGATAGTCTTCTAAATTTGTAGGAGAATCCTCAACAGATGCATCGTATAATTTATCTTCAGCAATAGCAGATTCATATATTCCCTTAACTATTTTAGCAATAGTCTCAGACACTCCTGTATCATCAGGTATAACCGCATACTTCTTATCAAAAGCTTCTTTAGACTCGGTCAACATCATATCTACTAGTGAGCCAAACACAAAATGTTGCTCACTAGATTCTACTCTTGCTTCTTGTCTTTCTTTTGCCTCGACATATGCTTTAGGACTAATCAATATTTGTTTTAAAGTGCTTTGATTAAGAGCACTAATTGTTTTATAATCTATCATCTTCTCTTGATTGTTTTTATTTTATAAACTAATTTTCTGTTTCTTAGATTACTTACAGGAACAAATTCATATTGAGTTCGTCGTAAGAATTCAACAGTGTCGTCAGGAAGTATACCTTTCTTTATTAATACATCGTCCAAGCACTTTATCCATATCAAAGCTAGATTACCTATATCCCAATTTGGTTTATAGTTATCTGCTGGCGGATTCCAACTCGTCTTTCTTTTTCCTGTTTTCTTATCTTTTATCATTTTCATAACTCCATAATTTACGGGTGCATATACTGTTAACTTTGTTTCAACGGGGGTATCTATACTTAGATTATCGGGAATATGTTTTTCAATAAATCCGTGCATGGCAGCTACAAGAGCTGCCCTAGTTGTATAGTGCACAGACGCATGAATTTTATTATATCCGATCTTTACCCAATTGTTTTTACTAACAGGTATATGCGTTATGAATTCAGGAAATTCTAATTTAATTTCACTTACCATAGCGCTTGTTTTTAATTATTCGACCCAATTAAATTCTTCGGGCTTTACTTCTTTTTCTTCTTCTATTTGTTCTTCTATTACTTCTGGAACATAGTCTTCTTTAACAGTTTTAATATAATTTTGATTTAACATTTTCGCCAACTTATCACTAAGAGTAACTTGTTTAACTTCAAAATGCTCACTAGAATGATAGAAATCATCTGTATATCTATTAAGAACATACTTCAGAGCATCTAATGTAACAACATCTTTTTCTATTAAAGAATCAATTATAGTTTGAGAACTGTTACTATTTAAATAGTTAAGATTTTTATCTAAGAAATCTACTAACGACTTAAAATTAACATGTCTTTTAGTACTACAATCATTTATTTTATGTCCATAATCAGTAAATAGTATTTCTATATACATAAGAGATTCAATGTAATTACAATTAGCCATAATTTCCATAGCTAATATATGATTGTCAGTGTCCTTACTTTCAAACATACTAGATAATTGTTGAAATACTTCTTCAGTAATAGTTATAGAATCATCAGCATTTATATGGCTAATTAAACATTTATAATCGTATACTTTATCAAGATTACTCATTATATGTCGCCAATTATCTTCGTGTTCTAGATCTACATAATTCGCGTAACTATTGCGGCTTCCAACGTTAGGTATTATTTTATTAACACCATTAAAAAGACTACAACTTCTATTTTCAATATGATATTTAGTACCATTATCAACATTTATTTGTTCGTCGCCAGGCAGATCTTTGATAACATCTGTTATATCTTCAACTTCATCTGAGTCTAATTCTTCTTTTGCTAATAATTCAACAAATTGAACTAACTGGTTTTTACTAACAGTATGAAGCCAAGTACTTTTTACCATTTTTTGAAAAGTAGTATCCACAAATATGTGAGTTGCTTTTGTAATATCATTAGTAGTTTTTGCATAATTATTTAATAGCAAATCTCTTAACTTTATTCTAGGAATATTACATCCAACACCTATATATAAAACGTCTCCTGGACTAGGAGAGTATTCTTTTTTAATAGGTAATTTAGGAATATCAGCAGGTTCATATTCTAGTTTTGTAACTGCTTTATTTTTGTAGAAGTAGGCAGCATCTACTTCTTGAGTTCTGCTATTTGAAGAATACGATCTACGTATTTCAAGTGCATAGGATAAATCTAACATATTTTATTATTTAGTACTCATTTGTAAAACATTTTGATTCAACATCATCTTAGCAAACTTAGGTTTGTTACCACCTAATAATTCTTTGACGATATAATATTTAAGATCGTCAGTGAATGCGTCATATTTAGTTGTTAAATCAATTAATCTTTTGTTCATTGCGTCGTTTATAGGATTTGTTTGAGCAAATACTAAGCAATGATTTATTAATCTAGTGGCTAATACACTAGCGATATCTGCACGATATGTATCGTTAACTCCTATACATTCTCTTGTTTCTCTAATTAAATCTGAATCATCTAAAGTCAACAATTGTTTAGGTGTTAGAATTTTATCTAGTTTATTATTAATAAACATAACAAACATAGCACCCGCATCAGGTCCAATAGAACCATCGCCAATCATCTGAATAAGAGGGAGCTCTTTCTCAAAATCTTTTATAGAGCTTATAGAGTTAAAGAATGTAGTAACAGATCTAGGATTTACATCTGTGGTAATTACTTCAGGATGCATTAATAAGAAATTAATACAACGACCATCTATACCAACGTTCTCTGCCCAACGAGCCCATACAGGACCGTCAAACTTAGTGTCTATAGATATAAATCTAGTCTTTTGTGCATTATCTAGACTAGTAACATTATAGTCAC